TCGAGTGTCGGCTCAAAAAGATCAAGACTCTCTTAAAAGAAATTTAAATCTGTATGTTATTTCCGAAGACTCATTTGGAAAATTAACTCAAACAAACTCAGTGATAAAAAATAATTTAAAAACTTGGTTAAATCATTATAGAATGGTTAACGATACCATTGATATTTTAGATCCTTATATTATTAATTTAGGAATTGATTTTGTGATTAAACCTGTGGCTGGTGTAAATAAAACAGAAGCCTTGACTAAAGCAATTGAAAGATTGAGTGCCAAGTTTGCCGAAGGATTCTTTATTGCTGAGCAGCTTTATATTAGTGATATTTATTCTGAACTTAAAAAAGTAGATGGTATCTTGGATGTCTTAAAAGTTAAAATTACAAATAAAACCGGAGCTTCATACTCTTCTATAGTTTATGATATTAACAAAAATCTATCTCCCGATGGAAGTTATTTAATTGCTCCACTAAACGGTATCTTCGAGATTAAATATCCAGCTACAGATATAAAAGGAAAAGTTAGATAATGCCTTTGCTTAGATATACAGCGTCCGCTGACAATACAATCGTCAATGCATTCCAACCAAATCTCCGCATCCGCGGAACGGGCTCCAATGCCGGTGCGGCAGATGTGCTAGAGGTTTTTTCAATTTACGGTCGCCAAACTACTTCTTCTCAAGAACTGTCAAGGGCGTTACTTAAGTTCCCAGTTAATGAAATTTCCGCTGATCGCACAGCCTCAAGGATCCCTGCTTCTGGAAGCGTTAGTTTTTACTTGCGTGTGTTTAACGCTCCAAGCTCCAAGACCGTTCCACCTGACATAACAATCGTAGTCAATCCATTGAAGACTGCATGGCAAGAAGGTATTGGTTTAGACTTAGAAGGTTATAAAGATCTTACAAAAGGTAACATTGGTTCAAACTGGATGAGTGCAAGTTCTACTTCCTCATGGAACTCTGTGTCTGGTGGTGGAGATTGGTTATCAAGTTCAGCGGATTATCGTTACGAACAACGTTTTGCTAGCGGCTTGGAGGATATGGAAATCAACATTACTCCTCTGGTTGAGCGATGGATCAAAGGCTCCGGTGGAGGCGGTATTGCTAATTACGGAATGGGTATCAAATTAACCTCCAGCCAAGAAGCTTCAGGCTCTGGTAAAACAGTCTTGGCATCAAACGCTCAAAGCGTACAAAACAATCCCCGCGGCGCAACAGTCTCTAACTATACCAAGCGATTTTTTGCCCGAGGATCACAATATTTTTTCAAACGGCCAACCATCGAAGCTCGATGGAGCGATGTTCGTGAAGACGACCGCGGCCATTTTTACTTTAGTA